TAACTAAGAAGGGTAGAGCTCTTATGGCCCACCGCTATTCATATAAGTCTTCTGCTATAGTCTATATAGGGTATGTTTGGTATATCCTATTCAATCCAGAAGATCGTGTTGCTCTGGTACGAAAGACACATACTGATGCCTGTGAAGGAATTGGGGCGATAACGAAGATCATGCAACAGCCGGAAATTCGGGAGCTTTTCCGGTTTGCCCATGGCGAGTACCCTGAGTTTACTAAAAAGCGTATAGACGCGGTTGATTTTACATTCAAGAAGTCTAAAACCCCTGAAGGTTCTATTACCGGATTTGGTCTTAATTCGCAGTTTACTGGTAAGCATTTTGAGGTAATTCTTTGCGATGATATCTCTACCTTGAAAGATCGTCTCTCGAAAGCAGAACGTGAGTTCACAATGTCAATTTGGCGGGAATTGTCAACTAACGTTATCGGCCCCGGAAAGCCCTGTAGCTATGTAGGTACTCCCTGGACGGCTGAAGGTGTAGAGTCGATCATTCCTAAACCCCGAAAATATTCGATCAAAGATTGTAACATTCTCACCCCCGAACAGATTGAGGAAAAGCGAAAAGGAACCACCCCGGCGCTTTTCTCTGTCAATTATCTCCTCGAATATATGTCTTCCGAGGAGCAGATTTTCAAGGATCCTCAGTGGGGTGATTGGATATACGGCAATACGGAAACTCCTTATGCTCATATTGATGCTGCCTACGGTGGGAAGGATTATAACGCTTTGACTATTATGGCTAAGCGAAAAGACGGGAAGATTCAGGCTGTGGGTTTCCTGTTTCCGGGTTCTATTGCTGAACGGATAGAGGATATTAAAGAAAAGTATAAATTGTATAAGTGTAAGAAGATATATGTAGAAAATCAATCTGACAAGGGCTGGACGCTCTCGATGTTAAAGCACGCGGGCATGAATGCTGCTGGGTATGATGAGGGCATGAAGAAAGAGCATAAAATAGCTACTTACGGTTTGGAGGTATGGGAGAACACCATTTGGGATATATCTACTGATGGTATGTACTTATCACAGATTACCGACTGGACCGAGGAACTAGGTAAGGGTCATGATGACGCCCCGGATTCCTTCAGCAGTCTTGTCCGTATGAAGTATAGTAAGAAGGGTGCCAGCGGGGAACGGTGGCGCTGGTAAGACCACTTGAAGAAAAATCAATTTTGTGATACAATTCCGTATTGCTGTTAGTAAGGGGAGGGACTTGGATGGTACAGTCCTCTTTTATAGACCAAAGATTAACTACTCCTGTAGTGACTAAAGATAGTATAGCCCGGAGCGAAGTACGCCTTGATGGGTGGAAGAACATCCTTACGGGCGCGGGTACGTCTCGGGATAAGCGCCGGTATACCTCTTTTGACGCTACTTCTTTTTTGACTAAAGACCAGCTTGGGTTCATGTACACGGGTGACGGCATTGTGGGTTCCATTATCGATATTTTCGCCGATGATATGACCCGTGAATGGGGCTATGTAGAGAATGATCCCCTGAATAAACAGAAGGCCGGAAAGATTATCACGTATATGGAGTCCCTTGATGCCCGTACAGCGTTCAATACTGCTGGCAAATGGGCTCGTTTGTTTGGTGGGGCTCTGGTCTTCATCGGGGTTATGGATGGTCGGTCTCCAGACATGCCCTTGAATATGAAACGTGCCAAGAAGATTGAATTCCTGAAAGTCTATGACCTTGGAGATATTCTTACCTATAACTGCAAGTTTGACACCGATGTAAAGAGTCCTACGTATGGATCCATTACCCATTATTGTGTGCAAATGCGGGCGGGGGCACAATGGGACGAAGTGTATATACATGCGTCTAGGTGTATACCTTTCTTCGGAAAGAGAGTCCCCTCCTCCATTAAAGGTGCGGCTTCTCTTCAGGAAATACGGTATTGGGGGATGTCCGAGATACAGCCTATTTGGGACTATATCAAGGATCACCAGAATGCCTTTGGCTCTGTTTCTAATATTCTTTTGGAACTGATTATAGGCAAGTACACCTTCCAGGATATGGATGAAATGCTTGCCTCGGGGAATGAGGATAAGTTTAGGACCAGGGTAGAAGCCATCGATATGACTAAGTCCGTCCTTCATAGCGTCCTTTTGGGTGAAGGGGATGCATACGAACGGGACACGGCTAATCTTTCTGGTATCTCCGATGTCCTTGACCGGTACATGATGAACCTGGCTGCCGTTACTCGATATCCGGTTACCAAGCTGTTTGGGCGGTCCCCTGCGGGAATGAATGCTACCGGCGAGAATGATTTGAAAAACTATTACGATTCTGTCCGTACTAAGCAAAATGCCTGGACCCCATTTGTTCAGAAGCTCGTGGATATCGTCGCTGCGGTAGAGAATGTAAATGTTCCGGTGTTCTTTAAGTGGAATCCCCTCTTCCAGTTGTCCGAAAAGGATCAGATTGAGGTTGAACGCATTGAGGCTGAATGTTACCGGACGAAGGCTGACGCCGATGAACGGTATATGCGAAGCGGTGTTCTCCTTCCTGAAGATGCTTATGCTTTGCGATTTAAGGAAGAATTAGGGAATAGGAGTTTTGAGGAAATGCCTGATCTGATTGGACAGGCTATGAACAAGGGGAATACCCCCACCGAGGAAGAGGATCCAGATAAAAAGAAAGAAGAGAAGGTTCCCGAGAAAAAGGAAAAATGAGGCAAGTATTACGCCAGGAGATGAAGAAGTACAGACGCCTCATGTCTCCTGCCGAACGGGAAGCTTGGTATCGGATGCCCCCGCAAAGGATCCAGTACCCACATCAATATGAAAAGCAACTGTATAAGCGAATTCGGGAGTTCTACAAAGGGTATACAGGGCGGGTAAATACTTTTATTGAAAGGAAGTATCCCCAAAAATTTGTGGATAATGTCGATTCTTTTGAGAGTGAATACCCCCGCTTCTTACGGGAACTGGAACTTGAGATTGAATTGGAGATACAAAAAGGCACCATCCTATATGATTTAAGTGCTTATGTAAGAAAGATTACAGAGTTCATACTGGTGTTTAATGAAGAGGAAGTTGCTGCCTGTATGAAGGCCTGGACAGGCAAGCCGATGTATGGGACCACTGAGTGGTGGAGTGATGTTCAGGGCGTCTGGATGGGGGACATGGCCCGTTCGGTATTAAAGAATTTGACTGAGTATGAAGAGGCTGTCCGTACCTTCGTATACAATGGTGTGCGTAATCGGATGTCCTATGATGAGATACTGGCCGGGATTAAGCAACTGGATACGAGCCTTTCAGAGACGCGGGCGGCTTTTCTTGCCCGTGATTTGACGGGCAAGTTGAATGGTAAGATAGAGGAGAAGCTTCAGACGAGTCTTGGGATTCCCGGATACATTTGGCAAACTGCTGCCGATGAACGGGTGCGCGGGAGGCCGGGCGGAAAGTATCCGAATGCCGTGCCTTCCCATTGGGATATTGATTCCATGACCTGTAAATGGAGTGACCCTTCTATATATTCTTTGGATTATGGCCGGAACTGGGTTCCACGCACCCCAATGATGCCCACAACTCACCCTGGTGAGGACTGGCAATGTCGTTGTGTGGGACCCCCTTCCGGTTTTTCTTTAGCAAGAGAAATAGATAGAGAGCTTGAAGGAGAACAAAATGGCCAGAATACCTGAAAATGTGGTCCAGGAGATGCAGGAACGGGCGGAAGGTATTGCATATGGGGATATTATTGTTCACCTGACCGAACATCTATCTTCTGTAGATGTGGAATACCATGAGCGTGTTCGGTATGAAAAAAGCCAGCCCCGTCCAGGGCAAGCGGTGGTGCGAGTACCCCATAAGGGGTAGTTGACATTTTTTCAATTTTGTGATACAATTCCTATTAACTACTTCGGTAGTGTGCCGACTGAGAACCAGAGGCCAGATTCCCCACCAGGAGTCTGGCCTTTTTTATTTGGGGGAGTTATGGAAGACAATGGCCAGGATGTAGTTGCCTCTGGTGTGGCCCCCGATGATGATGGGTGCGGCGGAAAGAAGAAGAAGGGTGATTCTGCTGTGATTCAGCGATTTGACGTTTATGAGGACTGGGATCTTTTTAAGTTCAAGAAGACTCCCGAGGGCTATCTGACTGGGTATGCCGTCGTAACTAATATTGGCGTTTTTTCCTATGATAAGGAAGGAGCACCTCTTTATGAACTCCGTCATCCTGAAGATGTGTTTGCCTCCGCTTCTCTGGATACTTATAAGAATAAGCCTATGACCAATGACCATCCTTTTGAGATGGTTGATGTTTCTAATGTAGAGAAGTATCAAGTTGGCTTTACTGGTAGTGAGGTTATAAATGATCCTTACCATGTGATAGTGCCTCTGACCATTACGGATGCACAGACTATACAGGATATCGAGAATGGTAAACGGGGTTTGTCCTGTGGGTATACGTGCGAACTGGAAGATGCTGAACCGGGTGCCATGTATCTTGGCGTTCCTTATAATAAGCGCCAAAAGAACATTCAAATGAATCACATTGCTGTGGTGGATAAAGGGAGGGCTGGAGACGCGGCGCGTATGCGTTTGGATTCCCAGTCCGATGTGGTGATATCAACGCATAGGAGGGACACGCAAATGGCCGATGTCAAACTGCGTACTGTGAACCTTGATGGCGTGGATTTTCAGGCGGAAGATAAGGTAATTGAGGCTCTTAAAACTGCGGAAGCGAAAGCTGATGCGGCTTCTAAGGCAGTCGAAACCGTTACCGCCGAGAAGTCTGCTATTGAGGCGGAAAGGGATCTTTTGAAGGGGAAGTGCGATTCCCTGGGGAAAGAGAACGAAGGCCTGAAGGCGGCTCATCTGGATGAGGCTGAGATTGAGAAGCGCGTGAGTTCGCGTATCGCTCTCCGTCTTGTTGCGGACAAGGCCGGTGTGGAAGTGAAGGACGGTATGGATGAGAAGGCGATTAAGATCGCTATTGTCCAGATCAAGGCTCCTTCGATGAAGCTGGATGGGAAAGCCACTGAGTATATCGACGCGGCTTATGATCTTGTTCAGAACGAGGATGCGGCCAGCATGGATCCTGAAGCGGATGAGGCGACTCGGAAGCTGAACGAACCTAATCTGGATGGAATTGAGCCCGCCAAGGGAAAACGCCAGGCGATGATTGCCCGTTTGAAGAACGGCAATAAGTAAGGGAGGTAACCTATGGCGGCTTATGGTTCGCAGGATGTTGCCCGCGCTGGACTTTGCTTTGGCGTGGGGGAGTTGGAAGTCGAGACTAAAGTAGCGGCTTCTGGTGTGACTTTTGAGTTTGGTGAGGCTGTTTTTGTGGATGCGGGCGTTGAGGATGTTGGCTATGCCCCTGACTCCATTGATACCTCTCTGAAGTTCTTGGGTATTGCGAGGATTTCCCAGCGGTCGTTTGTGGATTCTGAGGGCAATTATCCCCCGTATTCTGACATGGATGTTCTTACTGAGGGTGAGATTTACGTTCAGGTGGCTTCCGGTCTGTCTGCGATTGCTAATGCACCCGCGTATGTTCTGGATGTTACTACTGATGCCCAGTACCAGAAGTTTACCACGGATTCTACTGCTGAGAACGTGTACGACATCGGCTGTTACTTCCGCTCGAATGTGGTTGATGGTCTCGCCCGCCTTGAAGTGCGCGGCCTGAAGTAAAGGAGGATCGCAGTGGAAATGAATCTTGATACTGTCCAGTCTGCCTTCTTCAAGCGCCAGCTTGAGGTAATTAAAGGGCAGACTTATGATGAGAAGTTGGTAGACCTGAAGGCTTACCAGCTTTTCCCCATTTCGCAGGAGGCCCCTGCGGGTGCTACGGAGATTACGTGGCGCTCGTATAAGGGCTATGGCTTTGCGAAGTTCATCGCTGATTATGCGAAGGACTTCCCCAAGGTGGATGTTGGCGGGACCGAGCTGACCAGGAAGATTTACGACATTGGTGTGGCCTATGGCTATTCCGTTCGTGAAATCCAGCGGGCTGCTATTGCTGGCCTGAACCTTGAGCAGCGCAGGGCGAGTGCGGCTAGGCGCTCCGTTGAGGAGAAGATGAATGCCGTGGCGCTCACCGGTGATACCAACCGGAATATTCCTGGATTCCTTTCGTATCCGGGGATTACCGAGTATACCGTTCCTACTACCGGAACCAGCACCACGAAGACCTGGAGCACCAAGACTGCCGCGAACATCATAATTGATCTTTACGGTATTCTGAATGCCATCTCCGAGGGCACCTACGGTAAGGAAAACGGTAACGTGATTCTTCTGCCCCTGGCGCAGTTGAATAAGATCAAGCAGACCAGGGCTTCTGACTACAGCGATAAGTCTATCTATACCTACTTCCTTGAGAACAACCCCGGACTTACCATTGAGTGGCTGAAGGAACTGGATGGCGCTGGTGCCGACGACACCGATCGCTTCATGGCCTATGTGAAGGATCCCATGCACGTCACCTGGGAAATCCCGACCATGTTCGAGCAGCTTGAGGAAATGCGCGAAGGCCCCATGGCTTACAGCATTCCCACTGTTGCCCAGACTGCCGGTGTGATTGTTTACTACCCCGCTGCTGTTGCCTTTGGCGACGGCATCTAGGTAAGTATGTAAGTTTCCCTCCCCTGCGGTGTACACCAACGGGGAGGGTTTTTTCCAAAAGAAGGGAGACAAAAGATGATAGTGAAGCTGAATAGGGACAGTGACAAGAATCAGTATGGGCAGTTGATTATTCCGATTATTGATTATGAGGTTGATAAGGGGGCCGAGGCTTCTACCCCCACGGGTTTTGTGCGTCTGATGCCCGGTTACAACAATGTGCCTGATGAGAAGTGGAATATAATTAAGAAAGAACTGCGGGATAAGATGGAGTTGGGACTCATTGAACTCCAGGGAAAGAAAGGCAAGGATGGCGAAGGTAATGAAACCATCGAGGGGTGTCCTCTTCGTGACATAAATGTGGTCACCGCTCTCAAGATTGTGAAGGATTGTTTTAACATTGATACCCTGAAAGAGTGGCTTGAGAATACTGAAGGTAGACGTGAGACCAGGGATGAGATTCGTCTTGAGATTAAGAATCAAATTGCTATGATCGAATCTGGTGGTTCTCCGAAAGACGAGTAGGAGAGGGGGAGAGCAATGGCAAGGACTGTAGTTGAATACCTGAATGCTATATGCCCCACCATGGTGGCTGATCCCTCGTATGCTGTGTTTGTTGATATAGCTACCGATCAGACCAGCCAGTCCTATTTTGGGGATGCCTATTACAGCTATGCCATTGCTCTCCGTGCCGCGCATGAATACACTCTTGCTGCCGATCCTCTTCGCTCTAAGGGTGAATCTGGTTTAATTACTGCGAAAGGTGATGGCCGTTTGACTATTCATTATCTACATAATATGAATAGGAATTCCAAGAGTGATTTGAATATGACTCATTTTGGGCAGCGGCTTCTGTCCTTGATTCGTAAGTGTGGTGCCCCAGTTTCTATATCCACTACGGCCTTCACTCTTGATGATGGGGTGATTCCCGAGGCGGAAGGCGATTACCTCTAATGTTAGGATTCAAGGAAGTTGGGATTGACATCTGGAGAAGCACCCTCGTTGCGTCTGGTACATGGGACGGGGATGTTTATGACTATCAGTATGTATCTACGATAAGCGGTGTAGTGCAACCTTTTTCTGGTGGAAATGGTGTACGGAATGAACAGGAATTTTCGGATGTAGTTTCTTATATAGATACGGCTTTGACGGCTGATGTCCAAGAGAATGATGAACTGGTAATTGCTGGGGTAAGGCGTGAGCGGGTTAAGTATGTACTTCCGTGGGATACTAGCATTATCCCTCATTTGGAAGTGTACACCGTTAAGACGCAATGGGATCGCGTGTGAAAGGAAAAGAGAGTTGGGCGGAAAAGATAACTAGGCAGATTGAGGAGGCGGCAGAACGGGCTTTACATGCTGCTGGCGTTGATATTGCTCAGAGTATGAAAGCCCATATTGCTGATGGAGTGGAAGGCCCGAGTCGTTTGGAAGATTCGGTTACCTATGCTACCAAGCGGGTATTAGATCGGAATATGGTTGGCCCCCGGGCGGTAGATGAGCATGTGATTAAGCAACCGACTGAGGCGAATGTATTGAAGGTGGGAACTGCTTCTCCATATGCAAAATATGTAAATTGGGGATCATTGCCGTATGGAGAAGGGCCAGGGCAGGGCGCTGAACCGGGAAGTCTTAGGGAACATATCCTGGATTGGGCTATTGAGAAGTTTGGTGATTCTGAAGAGACTCGGGATTTTGCGGAAGGCGTAGTTCAAAAGGTAATACTCCAAGGAACTACAGGGTGTGATTTCCTGGGAAGTACACGGGCAGATGCGCAGAGGATTATGGCTACGACGTTTGCTTCTGCTTTTAGACTGCATAGCCGTCAAGGATTTGTGCCTACAGTTACGGAAATACCCGTGAATATCGATATGTCGTATACGAAGGGAGTGAAATGATAGAACAAGCGGTAGTCGAGTACCTGAATACTGTAACGGCACTCACTACGTTGCTTGGCGGGCAGAAGATTTATTATCGGCGTGTTCCTCCTCTATCGGGAACGGCAACGATAAAGATGCCTTGGGTGATTGTAACGAATTCTGGTGGAATGAGAACCCGAGATACTCAAGTATCCACGGAAGGCCGGGATACGTTGACACTCTACATTGAGCATAATAACCCGATAACGGGAAGGGCAATTGCTGAGGCGGTTTTACGGGCATTGGAAAATTATCGAGGGGATATGTCCCCTGAACGGGATCTGGACATTAGATGTGGTTCGGTGCGAGACCTTGATGGTTTTCAAGGCTCGTTTAAGTTTATCGTAACTGCCTATATAAGATATAGGCAGACTACCGCCTTTCCGAGTTAAGGCGGCAATGGAGGTGCTGTATGGCTGATATTAAACGCCTAATCGGAGATGATGGTAAGCTCGTTCGAGCGAGCGTGGCCCTGACTCTTACTTCCGGGACCCTGACTGAGGGCTGGTATAAGATCGGGACCAAAGCCGTGTCTAGCTCCGCGTTTGGCGACGGGACTGCTGGCTTGGATGTTGGTGAGTATTACTACGCCCCTGCTACCGTCACCCTGACTGCTGGTGATGCTGCTTATGCGGTTACTACCACGGTTATGGCTGACTTGTCCGGCTGGGGTCTTAACCTGACTGGTGATGAGGTTGAGGTTACCGTCATGGGCGATACGTATAAGAAGTATCGCAAAGGTAAGTTGGATGCGCAGGGAACCGCTTCGTTTGTGTTTATTAAGGGTGAGACGGATGCTTCTGGTGGTCTTGCTTCTTATTTCTTCAAACAGGCGACTATTACTGCCTCCGGCGTGGTTTCCTCTGTTGTTGCTCGATCCGACAATTCGTTGACCCTGATTGGGTACATGGATGCGGAAGAGGATACCGGTGAGTATTTCCTGGCTACGGCGTTTGACGTTGAGTTCTTCAACTTCGATCTGCCGATGAATAGCTCCGAGCCTGTGAGCATGGAAGTTCCCTACCGCCTCATTGGTGCGACTGATCCTGTTCTGTATAAAGTGACTAACGCCTAGTAGTGTAAACTGCCCTCCCCGTATGGGGAGGGCTATTATAAAGAGGGACAAAGGGAGACAAAAGATGAAGATTTCTGTTGATACGAAGAGAGAGTTTATTCCTGAGTGGCATGAGAATAAACTGGCTGATGAGAGCCAGCAGATTGTCATTGAACATCGTGCTCCGTCTATGACGTTGGTAGAGGATTTGATTCCCAAGCCGACGCTGAAGATGACTGGCCATGGGGATGTCACGGATGGGTGGGAAACTACGTCCACTATGGATAGTAAGAAACTTATCCGGGGAATGCTTCTGAAGATTCGTAATCTGACCCTGGATATTGACGGCAAGGATATGCCAATAGTTGGATATGAGGATTTGTATAGCCCCGCTACTCCTTCCATTGTAGCTGGCCTTGTGGATGAGCTTGGCATGTATTTCCAGAAGATCCTCTCTGAACGGAAGACTGACGTAAAAAACTAAGAGGAGCATACCGGCTTTTACGGGCTGGTATGCTTGATTTTGAACCCCGTAAGGGACGTGAGAATGTTCCTAAGATGGTGGTTGACGGTCACGTTATCTATGCAAAGGATATAGCACAATACCGAACAGAGTATTTCTATTCTGCATTAGAGGCGTGGCAGTTGACCGAAGCTTGGGGATTGGCGAATGGTACTATAGGCTGGGCGAATGAGCCCCGTGAGTACATAGAAGCCATTACCGTTCTAAAATCTGAGAGTAATGCCATTGAGCAAGAAGAGACCAATAAGGCCCAAAATAAGGGAAAGACTACAGTTAAAAAAGAAGGGAAAGCCCGTGAGAAGAATAAAGCCTTGACTACGGGTGACAAG